CTATTTAAATACGCCCCAGTAGTTAAGCCGTTTGCTACCCTTGGCTTCGCCAGTTGGCAAGTAGCCATACTGACCATTACCGCGTGGCTGTCTGATCCAGACATAGCCACCAGAGTAGCAGTAAGCATCATACTTCACGACCGAGCCACGAGGCAGGGCTGCAATCTTAGTCGATTTGACGGTTGCTCCCCATCTAAGCCAGATCCCCATTGGATCCGTGATGGTAAAACTACCTGTCTCTTTATACCATGTGACACCCAAGTCATCAACCCAGGTGTTTTTTGCCTGAGGGCGTGGCTGTGGGTTTGGCTCTGGGGCTGGTGTCACTTTCCCACTCCCCTTAGCCAAACGCTTCCAGCCTTCGGCATCGGTATTGATGATGTTGCGATCCATATCATCGCCTGTGAACTGCCACATGGTATAGGTGCCCCATGGTGCCGTTTTTACTGGCATGTCAGGCACGGTCCAGGAATGCCAGGTCATACTTGCATACTTGGCCACCCACAGCCCGCAGTCCTTAGCGCAGTTGGCCACTTGTGGGATCACCGACTCAGACACATAGACCAGTGGCCACACGCCTGTCAGGCGGTGGACTTCATCGACAAACCGCCGTGACCAGCTAGAGTCGCCAAAGGCGCCGTTCTGGTATTTTTCCCAGTCCAGCACGAGCACGGCTTCGCCAACCCAGTTCTTGATATTTTTAATGAAAAACTGAGCTTCGGCCACGGGATCCCCACCCCCTGCGTAGTGGTAGGTACCGACTAGCTTGCCTAAGCTTTTAGCTAACTCGTACTGATGATTTGCCTTTGGATTGACATAGGTCGTTCCCTGAGTAGCTTTCACGATCACTACTTGTGCGTGGCTGTCACGGATAATCCGGTCGTCACTGCCACTGTATACGTCCACACCATACATAGTCATACTACTTACCTCCCTTAATTTCATCTTTTACCTGTCTGATCTGGTGTGAGTTATCAGCTAGACCAAACACCCCGAGCATGGTCAGCACAGTGTTGACCAAGTTCATGATGTCAGCTGTGTCGCCGTGGTACTCTAAGCCAAAGATTTTGGCAGTTTGCTGGATCAGGACGATCAACAGAGCCACCAGCGACACGACATTTTGCGAGTTGATTTTTCCATCATCGTCAAAAATATACTTTTTCACCAAGTCGCTCACCTCTTTCTATCAAAGACTTCTTTTTCCAGGTTTTGGACCTTTGTCTTGATCTCCTGGGAGTCAATCAAATGACTTTCTAGGCTCTCACCCAGCGCCTTGACTTCTACCATCCGTGCGTGGCTATCTCGCTCCAAGCCTTCGATGGTTTTTGCCAAGTTCTGGATCGCCATCCTAAGCGGGATCATTGTCCGGTCTAAGGTGCGATTTAAGATCCACCCCATAGCCCCGATGACTGCGCTTAAAATCGTTACCATCCCCACCCATTCATCGATAAAAAGTCCAAAGATTTGATGACGCATATAGTCACCTACTTTCGCTTAATATCTAGGTAGCAGTCGATAGTGATCATCCCGCCATTTAAAAAATCTTGTGGCTCGTCCACATTCAGCTTGCCACCGTTATCTAAATAAATTCTTACCGCGGTTGTTCCGCCTGCATTTTTACGCTCACCAATCGGTGCTAAAAATGATCGGTCCAAGTCAATACTATACGTTGCCCCTCTGAAAGTAACTTCTCCAGGAATAATCGCAATGGGGTGTGTATTGCCGTAAGATGTTGTACCTGTTTGCTTAGGCTGTACGTCACCACTTAGCCACGCTCCACCCTGTGTGACAACAATTTTTAGCGGGTTATCTCCGCTGTGCGCTAGCTTCCAATCACTAGACAGTGGCACGATGATTTCTTTGCGTTCTTCCAAATTCAAGGCTTGCTCTGCCATATCGAAATTTTTGTTTATTTTATCTACGCCAGGCTCGTCGCCTTTGGCGATATCAGTGAATTTAATCATTGATTATATCCCTCCCAAGTATCAATGCTTGCTGTGTTGTTGTCATTGCCAGCAAGCGCCTTTTCAGTGTCGATATTTTCTCCTAAATCAAACGTCAGCGTCTTATATCCATCGATCAAACGCCAGGCGTCAATCTCGAAAACAGGCTTTCCATTAAGAGCTTCGCTCCGTGGTAAGTGGATAACGCAAGTATCCATATCTGGATAATCAACCATGCACTGCACACTCCTATTGTGGTAGCCACCAAAACTGCCCGCTGGACCAGTACCAAACCCGTTTGGCTCCGTCCCAAAGGCATACTCGACATAGCTAACCGCTACTTCAGGCTTCCTATTTTGGTTATGCTTGAGTGTCACGGTAAAGCCCATCGGTACGTATTGCGATACGATACTTTCAATCCGCTCCAAACGCCCATCAACAGTGGGAAAGCTGCCATAGATCTGACTATCCCGCGCCAGGATGACCTCACTGTCTTTCGTGGCGTTGGCTACCACTAACTGAAACTGCTTTTCTAGGTCGGACTGCCGACCTTCCACATCTGACTGGCGCAACAGCAAGTCAGCTTTTACAGTATTAATCGCGTTTTTAAAGTCTTCTTGACCGTTAAGCGCGTAGATGAAAGCCATCGCATTAAAAAGCGCCCACTGAGCTAAAGCTTCGCGGACGTCCTTACCTTTTTTCTTCTCCCGTAGCCACGTGGCTACTTTTTGAGCTGATTTATCGACATCACCGATCGACATCATGGTCTGGAGCTCTTTTATATCCTCGTCCGTGATCGGCGTGTCATCTCTATAAGCCATACTTTACCTCCTCTCATAAATAAAGCTGTTTAAATCTGTCGCTCGGGTCCGTGTTCATATCGACATTGCCTGCGATCCCCTTAACCGCACCTTTGCTAGTGTATTGGTGTAAGTCGTAAGGATGCGACGGCTTCTGGCTCCCTGCCAGAGTCCCGTCGTTGATCCCATAAGATGGAATCCAAATTGCACCAGGACGAGCAACGTTAAGGCTAAAGGTGTCATACAAGTGATTGGCGATATAGAGCACGATCTGGCTATCAGGGATCCCCAGCGAGTTCAATTTATTCATATAAGCTTCCACACCACCGCGCATAGCACTGGCACTTCCGCTCATCTCGATACTTTCAATATCCAAGGCATAAAAAACGGGTTGCTGCTTACCAGCCACAACCCTTTGCACCCGATCATAAAAGTCCTGAGCTTCGACCTGGGCGTCAGCAGTCGACACCGCGCGAAAGTAAGCATATACAGCATAGCGTCCGCCGGCATTGATCACTCCCTGGATATTTTCCATATACTTCAGATCCTGATGGCTTGACCCATCTTGAACTCGAATAATGCTGAGCGTGGTATCATCTGCAATTACCGCCGGCCAATCAATCGACCCTTGCCACTCAGACACGTCAATAATTTTGCCGATGTGGGTTGGCCGTGGGTTCGTTTGATTTTTCAGCGCTTCGACCTGCTTTTGCAAGTCGGCGATGATCTTTTTTACTTCTTCACTCTCTGCATCTAAGTCAGCAAAGTGGTGCTCAAAGTCGATGATACTTTGCCGGTCGGTTTGACTGGCTAAGATCTCTTTTTTGGCTTGTAAAGTCAGTTCTTCCTGGCTCAGCATTCGGTCGCCAATGGTCAAAGTTGACCGTGTGACATCAACGATGTCGATCGTCTGCCCAACTGCGCGCAGATATTCGTCCACGCCCATGACGGGGTTTATCACACGATAGTAAGTGCCACACTCGAAGTCATCAACAGTTTTGTCGATCAAAGCCAGGTCGATTGCTTCGACTTGGTACTGAACTGTGGCTGTCTTTTGACTAGCCAAAAACTCCCGCCCTTTACGGATCAGGTTGTTTGCGTCGGTCACATCATCCCAGGTCTGTACCCCTGACTGGATACCAAACTCACGAATTTTAGCTTCATCACGGAGCCATTTATTACCACCGTTGACACTAGCAATCGTCAGGCGTGGCTGACTGGCGTCTGTCCCAGCGTTTTCTTGGCTCTGGGTTTGCTGAGTTTTTCCTAGCGGTTTTAAGACTGTGATGATCTCGCTAGCGTCCACCGATTGCTTTAGACTGCGGATGTTTCGTGTGAGTGCGATAGTCTGCTTACCATACTTCACTGGTGCCTTTACATAGTCGAGATAAAGGTCGTCCCCACGTCGTGTCAGCTGAAGTTCGCCACCCATCCGCTTGATCAGTTTATCTGTGATCGTGTCAAAGGTACTCGTTTCTTCAGCTGTATACCGATAGATCGAGTTGTTTGGATCCGTCACTGTGACAGTCCCGACCGTAAATCGTTTATACGGCTCAACCTGGCTGTTATGGACATCAATCAGGCGCTTAAAAAAATCAGCGGGGCTGATGTTTTGCCATTTACCGTAGTTCTGATAGCTATCGTGCAAATAAGCCAGTTCGCCTTCACAAGTAACATCTTTGGTCAGCTTCCCGTTCGTGTCCATGGAGCTGTCAACTTTCAGCACCCGCCCACGAAAGAGCACTGTGCCATCTTTGGTAACTTCGACCATTGAAGTAAAGGGATGACAGCTGTCGTAAGCGGGGTTTTCAGGCGTGCATGTAAACTCAAACTTTTCGATTGAGTTTACTGCTTTCGTGATCTTGGCTTCAGTCAGCTTGACCGTGTCGACGTACGCACTGTGGATGACAATCGGCTGACCGTCTAGCTGTCGTAAAGTCACTTGGTACATCTTAGATCAGCTCCTTATAAAAGATAAAATCAATCCGCCCTGACCCCCACACGGTGACAGCATTTTTGCCTTTAAAAAGCGGGATCCCTTTACTTTTACCTGCTGGCACAGTAAAGATTTTTCCGCCGATCGAGATCGTCATCGGGGCGGTGCAATCCACGACAATGTCAGCTGTGGACGCTCCCACATTATAGAGTGAGAGAGTGACCATACCGTCGACTTGGTAGGTGACATCCTGTGCGATATCGAAGTCAAAGTCGAAAGTGTCCCAGTCGTCATCACCCTCGGGTATAGACGAGATCCTAAAAGGATAGCACGTCCACTCAACCGTGAGCGTGCCCCAATGTAGCATTTCATCGTATTCTGGTGGCTTTTGCACCTCAGCCAAGTAGTAGTAGCGGTGCATGACATCGTCAAAGAGTGGCGTTTTTGTCGCTGGATCCATAAGCCAGTTGACGACCTGCGTCCATAGACGATAGAGCCCTTCCTTATCATACTGATCGGCTTGCAAGTGAAATTTTTGCGTATACTTGCGCTCTTTATACACCTGGTCGCCGTAGATCGTAGAAAGATCAAGCTGGTGGTTAGCAAATGGCAAGTCGACTAAAACTTTATTTTTTTCAGGCATCTCTACCTTTTTATTTTCAAGGGCGATTAAGCCAAACTCACTGGAGTGATGACCATTGAAAAATACCCCATACTTAGAATCGAACATCTGTAGCCAACCCCCTCTCTACTGCGGACTGTCGCCGAGCGGACTCGGCTGACTGATAAAGTGCGTTTTCCCGATTGAAACTCGACCCGTCAACCACAGCGGTGGTTTGGATCGGACGTTGACCAAGGCGGTCGACTGCGTCAATTAAAATTTGCTGGTACTCCAGCATTTTCTTGTTGTCATCTGCCACTGTGGACGTGATATCTAGCTTAGACATCAGTGCCTTACTGGATAAATCCACACTGGACGTCACGTCCAGCTGGTCGCTGATGTCCTGACCCATGTTGAGCACGTTCGACTTCACGTCTGCAAAGCCTGTGATTAACCCGGCATTCAGCCCTTGCATAATCGCCTTACCAGCTGGGATCAGTAAGCGTCTGTCGTAGCTGATAGGTCCTTTGTGGTCCTTGATCCACTTAGCGATGCCAGAGATAAAGTGTTTCCCGGCATTCCAGGCCGACTGCAATCCACCTAAGAAACCTTTAATAATAGCACTACCTGCACTGGCTAGGTTGATGTTTCTCAGCGAGTTAAATGTGGATTTAATCCCACCGATAAAGCCTTTTACACTGCCAGCTACTGCACCTACACCACTACCAAAGGCGTTAAATGTCGCTTTGGCGCCATTGATTGCGCCTTTGATGACGTTGGCCACCACAGTGATGACGGCTTTCAGCCCGTTCCAGGCACCACTGACGATACCTTTCATGATACCTGCGGCAACGCCTAGAGCGCCAAAAACAGTCTTAACTCCGCCGATTATGCTGATGATGAAATTGCCAGCGATTGAAATTGCAGCCTGAATAGCATTCCAAGCTGTCGTAACAACTCTTTGCATTACACCACCGACTGCCGACAATCCACTAAAAGCACCGATCACAGTCCCGACCACTTGTGCCACGAAGTTAATCACGGGCGAAAGAGCTGAGAAAGCCATGACGATCAGCTGGATAATCGGTGTTAAAAATTGGATAACCACGCTTAAAGCGTCAAACGCAAATTTCACAGCGGCAAGTGCACCAGCAAAAAATCCGCCTAAAAATGATCCTAGCGCTTGAAACACCGGCATTAATGCCGCACTCAGCACTGAGATTAGTGGCTGTGCGGCGTTCCACAGCGATACAAACGAGTTGACCACTCCGTCGATAGCTGGGCCGACGATACTCATCATGATTGAAAATCCAGACTGGATAGCTGGGATGATCGAGCTAATCAGCGTCTGAATGCCACTAAAATCCATCCGAGCAATGCCACTGACGATCGCGTCAATGACCGGTGTAATGGCGCTAACGATCGAACTGAAAAAGCCAGGGATCTGACCAAAGGCTGTTTGCAAACCAGTGATAACTGGCTGGACAGCCGTTACAATCCCTTGAAATTTCGCTGTTAGCCCTGAAAAATCAATATCCACTCCGAGCCCTGAAAAAAGCGATTGAAAGCCAGACGCAATTTGCGGACCTGCTGCAGCTAAAAACGTCGTAATTGCACTAGGCAATCCGGATAAAATATTCCCCACCATTGGCAAAAAATTACCAAAGAAAAAGGTCGACGTGGTTTCTGCTAAGGCATTAAGCGACGGCTCAATGTCTTTGCCAAGTGCTAGGTTACCCAGCACATCTTGAAAAGCCGCTTTCATTGCGTTCATCGAGCCACTAAGCGTGGTCGACGCTTCCTTTGCGGTCGTCCCAGTGATACCCAGGCTCTCTTGCACAGCGTGGATGGCTTTTACGGTGTCCGCAAAGTCCCCAACGGTATAGTGCTCGCCGGTTAGCTTCTCAGCGTCTGCCATCAATCGTTCCATTTCAGACTTAGTCCCGCCATAGCCTAGCTTCAAGTTGTCCAGCATAGCGTAGTTGCCACGTGCCAGAGATTGGTACGTTTGCTGGATCAAGTCCATGTCCGTACCCATTTTGTTGGCATTGTCAGACATGTCAACCATGGCTGTGTTTGCTAAGTCGGCCGCCTTTTTGGTGTTACCACCCAATGAAGATACCAATGACGCCGCAAACGAGGTCACATTTTCCATGTAGGCATTAGCAGATACCCCTGAGGTCTTATAGGCCTGTGCAGCGTATTGCTTAACCCGATTTGCACTACCTTTAAATAAAGTTTCAACCCCGCCGAGGGATTGCTGCAAAGCAGACCCTTCAGAGATCGACGCAGCGAAGAACTTACCGATCTGAGCGGCTGCAATCGCGGCACTTACTGCCGCAACCATCCTGCCCCCTAAGCTCATACCAGCGCCTGCCCCTGCGGACGCGGCTTCTGGTTCGATTTGGTTTTTAATCATGCCACTAATGCCCCGTGCGGACGGCATGATTTGTACATACGCTTGACCGAGCTCAGTCGCCATAAGCCTCACCTCCTAAAATGGCTTCCTTTGCAGTTTCAAAGTCCTCGCCAGTTTCAAACGCGACATTTTCTTTCTTAGCAGTTACCTTCATCAGACTATCGACGATATACGGTGGCTGATTACGTCCACGCTGCCCATCTTTGGTCTTGAACCAGATCAAAGTGGACAGTCTGTCCGCAATCCCTGCCAGTAGCATGGTGTCGAATCCCAGCGGATTATCACTGAGTGCCATCTTGACGCGGGATGTTTCCCGTAGTCCATACACAAAAACAGCCACCCTACGAGCGGGTAGCTGTTTGTAGTCGTAGATGTGATAGGTTTCTGCCAAGTCGCAAATCATTGCGTCCTCATCGCGTTTGATAATGCTGGCGAGAAAAATTATTTTTTTACCTGAGCTTTAAAGATGTCTTCAACTTCTCGGGTCATCTTGCTTACTGGGATATGCCCTTGCTTATCGCGGACGTGGTTTTTGAGCTTGATGGTTTGCTTTGGCCCCAGGATCCGCTTTAAGACCTTAGGGAAAAGCAACGGATTTTCATCGAGCTCGCCCAAAAGTTCCACGGTTTCGTAGTCGTCTAGTGTAGCTTCATCGATTTCATAGAAAAAGCCTGTTTTTGTCTTACCTTTAATCATCGATTAAGCCCCCTTTTTGATGTATTCATAGTGCGTGTTACCGTCACTATCTGGCATGGCTTGCATGGTGATTTCATAACCGACTGGGTCGCCGTCTGAATAAGTGATGTCCCCGATTTCAGACACTTTGGCTACTGGTAAAACTACACGCTTCAGCACGCCACCGTTGAGGATAGTTTCTACTACGATCGAGTGAGATGGTAACTCTTTGGAGTTAGCCTTGATGACGATCCCATCTTCAAGGGTACCAGTGACATTGTCAGCCCCGTACACTTCCTTTAAAACATCCACATTCAGGGCTTCAATCAGCGTATAGCTGAAAGTATCTTCCTTTTCGGTTTGCGTAGTTAAAACGGTGTCCCCACCCCACGCCTTCACGCTGTCAGAGTCTGGACTGTTAGTATTGGACAAGCCATCGTCTGAGATATACCCCAGAGCTTTAAAAGCTTCATTTAAGGGTGTGACTGCGTCTTTTGGTAGCTCTGTCCCGAGCGGAGCGGAGTAAACCGCACCGCCGACTTTAGGCTTTGCTGCCGTGACATTTTTTACATCTGCCATAGATAAATACCTCCTAATAGTACTTGATGTCGTAAACCGCTTGATAGCGGTATTCTTTCGTTGTTGTGTCCGTGAAATTGTAGTCGGAGTTAAGCTCCACGCTGATGATTTCAGGGAGGATAACCATTCCTTCGACTACATTTTTCAGGATTTCATTAAGCTCGGCCGCCTGATACAGCGAGGGAGCGTAACTCTGAAAAGCGAAAGTCGCTGTCTGCAAATGGTTCCGCTTGCCTCCGCCCGTTTTTTCATACAGCACGAACTTGTCAGGCATATTCGCCTGACGTTCTAAAAAAGACGGCACATCTAAGTGGCCGTCTAAGTATTTTTTAATAGTTAGCTCAATCACCTAATGCACCGCCTTTAATAGTGTGTTATTTTTCTTGTTTTCGATCTTAGCTTTTTTAGTCGCTGCGTAAACCATGGCGTTAGCCCGGTTGGCACCGACGTAGATGTCTTGCTTATACCCACTGCCACACCGTGCCTGGATAGCGGACGCTTTGCCCGTCAGGATCGCTTGCATGGCTGAACTCCGCATCAACTCACGGACGCCCGCCTGATTGAGTTTGAATTTAAAGTTATTCATACTGCTCCACCATCACTTTCGTATTCCATGCCAGTGGGATTAAGTCATCAATGCCCTTAGTCGGGTAACCAAAAACGCGCCAGCGCTGACCAAAAAAGCGGACTTCCTTGTCTTTCCAGTCGTGCGAATCGCCTTTCGGGATCGCCAGAGTGTAGACCGCCTTTTTACCGGTCAAATTAAGCTGGGTTGTCACATCGTCTGATGTGGACGGAGTCACCAGTACATTATCCACGGAGATTTCTTCCGTGCGATAAATTGGCGCGCCAAAGGCGTCTTTACCGTCTGGAATGTGATCGATTAGCGTGACGGTGATACCTTTAATCATGCTCATAAAAGTCCACCACCCCATACCGCTGGCGTTTTAAACCTAGGCGCTTGAGTTCGCTATCCTTGATGAAAAGCCCACCCCCAGGCACCAAGAAAGAGCCAGTATAAGAGTACCCGAGAGCACTCTCTGTGACCTGCGTCATTGGCTCCTGATCCGTGGACGTCATCAAGGTGCGAGCGACCACATCGACTGTCACGGACTTGGCCACCGACGCCAGACTCACACTTTCAGCGATCATCTGATCTAAGTCTTTGCCGACCTTTTCAGCTTCCACACGGAGAGAGTCAGATACTACCGCTAGTAAATCGGTCGCCCGCTCTTCTTCGGACGGCTTTAAAGGTCGCCACAGCTTCGCTAAATCGTCAACCGTCGCAAAGTCTGCCATGGTATCACCTCCTAGAGTAGATCTAGTAGCTCTTGCTTTTTAGCTTTGGCTGGGTAGTCAATTCCCAGCTTGTCGAGCTCAGCCTTGATGTCAGCCACGCTCTTAGCTGTCCAGTCAATGGCATCGACTGGCACCCAGTCACCATAAATGATGCAATCAGTGATGATGATAGCGCCAGTTTTTTTGTCCTGATATCTCATCACTTAGCACCCCTTTTAGGCTTGAACTTCCACACGTGCAAAGGCATCAGTGTCTAAGATACCCCAGCCGATAAATGCTTCGGCACGCAAGCAAACTTCATTGAATGCCTTAAGGTCGCGACCTACTCCGTCTGGGTCCCCGTATTCGATAACTTCGAGAGGGATGTTACCTGCGTAGCCCCACTTAAAGGCATTTTGGAAATCGCCAACGATTGCATGGTCAGTCTTGGCTGTGCCACCCTTAACAGTAAGGTTGCGGTTAATGCCCAAGTTCATGCCGTAAAAATTATCAGGGGTTTGGCCAAACTTAAATTCTGGGTAAAGTGGTGTCTTGTTAGTATTTTCGTCCCCAACCTTCATAGCTGCCAAAGCTTGACCGCCTTCTGGGGATAAAGCTAAGCCGTTTACTACGCCACCCTTGGCAGTTACCATCCGGATTGCTGTTTCGATATTTTCGTCAATCTTTGCAGCATCATACTTTTCGGCATTGCCAGTAATTTGGCCGTCAAAAGAGTTAGTAGCCTTGAAAGAGGCGTCAGTCAACGACTTTGGTTCTAAGCCGTGTAATGCTGCAATGTCAAAGGCTTCGGCGATCTTCTTGGCAAACCCATCACTGAAGGCTTGCAAGTATTGAATTTGCTTTTCTTCAGTAGCGAGTTTAAATTCATCAGATACACGAGCTTGGTAAACGAATTTCAACGGCTTGATAACCTTAGATGTGAGTGTTGCCTTCCCGGCTGACTTTTGTTCGCCTTCGCCAACGATTTGCGCGTTACCTTCTAAGTTAAAAACAAATTGCTCAGTGCCATTAAATGGAATTGGTGTTTGACCTGATAACTTAGCTAAGACGGACGTGCCTTGTACCTTGTTAAAAAGTTCAGTGACTAATTCTGGTGTAAAAAGCGTACCTGCTTGTAATGCGTTATTTGCCATAATATTTATTCTCCTTTATTTAATCCTTCTAGCATGTCACGGTAGGCTGCTTGTGTCCCCGTGACTGGTTTTTCTTCAACAGATTTCAATGGTGCGACTGGTTCCTTTGGTGCTAAGTACCCGGCCAATCGCTCAGCGTCTGCTTTAAGCTCTTCTTCATTGTCGCCAGCCAAACGGTCAGCCAAATCAAACGGCAAACCACTCTGTAAGGCAATTTTTGTCCGCAACTGGGATTGTTCATACCCCTTAACCTTACCTTGTAAGTCTGCGATTGTTTGGTCTTTACCTTTGGCTTCTTCCAACGCTGATTTGCTTTCAGCTAGACGCGCGTTAAGTTCCTCATTTTGAGTTTTGAGTTGGTCGTAGTCAGTCAGCTTTGCCTCATACTTTTCTTTTTGGCGATTAAGCCGATCCTTGATGATTGCATCCAACTCTTCTTGTGTTTCGATTGCTTTAAATGGCATCTAAAAAACATCCTTTCTCCGCATTTCCCGTGCGTTCGGTAATTTAATATATAATTTTTTGCTTGTGCTTAGGCTTGCTATTAAAGCATGCCCAGTGTGCCAGTAAGGCACTGTCCATAAGACTGATATCCATATCATCAAACTGGGAGCGATACCCAAAGCCACCGTTTGACCCGATTGCCCGCTTATCGCAGTTAGTCACGACCTTAGTCAGTGATGGCTGGTCATTGTGGCAAAGTGTTTGCTGGTAAATCGCCTGGCTCCATAGGGAGTTAGCAACGATGATCTCGCGGACGGTCGGGAGAATCGGCCGTTTGAGCCTGTAATCTTTCATCTCGTCCGCCAGGATTTTTTGCCCATTAGCGCCGTCAATGACGACCTTGGCCACGTCAGCTTGCCTGATAAAGTCGATAATCCAGGAATTGCCATTGCGAACGGGCTGGCAGTCCAGCGTTTCGATAAAGATACGCTCGTCAGCAGTCCTGACAGCCACACTCATAGCCACATTGGTATTATCGTTGCCGTACTTAATGCCCACATAAAGAGGCCCAGCGAACTGTGGCAGTTCCTGGACCTTTAAGGCTGACCATTCACCTTCCGTGATGGCTGATTTCTGATTGTACTTTGGCCAATACCCCAGACGCTGGATATTGTGGTCTAGCTTATCTTTCCCAAGCTCGGCTTTTATCTTCCGCTCAGTCAAGTGGTAGCCGAGAGATGGATTTGAGTTATACCAAGCGTCCACATCGTGGATTTCTTTTTGCTCAGTAACCGACCACTCTGCCCAGCCAAAGTACTCAGGGTGATTAGTCAGCACATCATCACGGTAGTCGGTAAAGACTGTCCCGCTGGAGGTTGGTGTGGGTGGTGTCCCACACATGATGGTTTGCGGATTGTCTGAGTCCGTGACAGTGTACTTTAAGGCTGCTTCCTGGTCGGTGGTGTACTCTTGCGCTTCATCGATAATCATCAGGTCAAAGCCTTCACCCAGCCCGCCAGATGATGTTCGCGTGCGAAACTGGATAACGCCACCCGATTTAAAAAGCTCAATCCGTTCTTGGCCCTTCGCCTTAATCGAATTGAAATCATCGCCGTTTTTGTAGCCTGATTTTTCTAAGTATCGCTTCACTTTTTCAAAGGACGAATGTGACGTCGAGATCAGGTGCGCTGTGTGGAGGACATTTAAGCCCTGCTCCAACGCCCAGATTTCTTTCATATAGATGACTTCGGTTTTTCCGTTCCGCCGTGGTATAGCGTAGCCAAATTTTTGGTGTACCCACAAACCGTCATCATCCACAGCCATGATCGGATCCAGTAAGTTTTTCTGCCATTCATAGCAAGAAAGACCGGACCGTTCATAGTACGCCACCGCTTCGTCGCTCAGCGTTTTTTGATATGGAATTATTACCGATTGAGTCGGAGTTTGTCTGCCAATTCTTTTTTGATTAGCCATACTTTGCTCCTTTCAATCTTTTAAAAGATTAGTGAATCAATCGCATCACCTCCTTAAATTAGGGTATAAAAATAGCACTGGCCAATTTTTATGGCTAGTGCTGTTGACTATCTTCTAACTCTATTATCTTTTATAGGTAACTGTTTATAGTCCCCATGGATCTTGAATGCTCGCGGAGAATATAAGTAAGCTTCTCCACTTTCATCAATTACACCAATGCAATCTATTCTCGGATCATAACTAGTTGCAATGTACGTTTTTCCTTTGTCAAAAGCTAAACAAGTTTCACCAAGAAAAGTAACTTCCAGTGTTTTCATTTATTTCACCATTCTTTTAGTTTAAACTCTATTTTTCCAACATTTTCGCATTGATACCAATGGACCTCAAATTCACCTATATCATTACCTTCTAAATCTTGTAAAAATGCCCAACCCTTTACTTTTTGCCAGTTTCTTTTAATGCTTCCGGGGTTCTCTCTTACCAAACGAGCTATATCTCTTATTGGTGCTCTAACACCTTTGCCAGCAATCACCTCAACGTTTGTGATCGTTGATCCCGGTCTGATCTTATATGTTTCTTCTAGGTCTAACGGATTTCTTTTCACACCATAATACTTTTTGACATAAACATCCCGAGCTTTGGCACTCAGAGACTTAGGCAGTTGAATATCTTCAAGTGGTAAAGTATCGCGACGTTTCTCCTCTTTTAGAATATCATGGATCGATGTTTTTCGCCATTGTTTGCTCCACACATCCTGCCGTGCTTTCTTTTTTTCTGGATAGTACTCCGTCACACACCGACAGTTTTCATGCCGATGAAAGACTTCATTTGGTGTCCCTTTTGGATAATCGTAAGTTCCTTCCAAACCACGGCACCAGTCACACGCTTTACCTTTAACCTGGCGCTTAATGACTGCCTTCATACCGGCGTCACTGTGAAACTTTGCATTTTTCTTGATAGCTTCATCCACAACTGACTGCGTGAAATTAACCATCGGATCGCCTAAGACCCACTGCACGTCCGTAAAATCATCGGCACTGCTCAGCTTATTGACAAACCCCTTTACCCGGTCCTGGTCAAAGTCAGGACGCTGGGCCCGCAGTTTCAATCCTACCTGACGATTAAGTCTAGCCTGCACGCCCTCTGTATAATCAGAGACGAGAGAGTAATTATTTTTCAATGTTTCGTTAAGCACCCGGTCGGCAATGTTGAAATACATCTTACCATCAGGCAAAGTCTCTGCTGTGATGTGGACGTTAAGCACCTTAGATAGTATCTCTCCGACCTCCACAGCGTAGGCGTGGGCGTCTTTATAAGTTGCTTGGCCGTCTTCCAGCAATTTTAAAAGCGCCTGGATCTTTTTGGAGTCCACGCGCTGTTTTTCAAAGTCTTTTTTGATTGCCTCTAAAAGCTCAGGTACGATATCAGTCATGCTTACCACCTAGCCCTGTGTAGTCGCGGACCATGCTTTCATCAACCAACCCTGGCACGGCTTGATTGAGCTTGATTGCTGCGTCCCCGATTAATCCTAAGGCACTGGCATCAGCTTCAAACAGTGGTTCCCACTTTGGCACGGTGTCCATAAAGCGGGTCCGCTCATACTGAAAGCCGTCACGCAAGCAAGCTGACACATAAGCCACATTTAAGAGCCCAGAGCCAATGCTGCGCTGGGCTTTTTTACCTGCCAGGCGCAATCCTTCGTGGCTTGCCTTGATGGCTTCCACGCTGGACGGATTGTCCGACACGAAACCGAGGTCGTCTAAGGTAAGCCCCATCTCGCCTGCGAAGCCAGCAGCAGCTGTCCGCAGTTGCTCCGTAAATGGCGACATGCTAGGCGTGGTAAACTGCCCGAGGACTGGCTTGTCGCCGTCATCGTCCTTAGTAAACTGGAGCATGCTTGAAATCGTTGCCCGCCAGCTGTCCATTGGTTCGGCATCCTGGGAGAGCCCAACCACGTACTTTTGCGGGAATGAGTAAAACTCGGCTGTGATGTCAGCCCGCTCCATCGTCCGCTTAGCATATTTTTGATAGTACATCGCTGAGCGTGTAATGCGTGACCGTCCAAATGGTCGGACGGCATCGGGTCTATGGATGACTGGCACCAACAGCGGACGTCCGGTCGGGTTGCTGATACTGTACGAATCGCCACGCTTCGGGTAGTAAACGGTTTGATCTGGTAAAAAGTATGCTTCCAGATCAGGATTGCCGTAGTCGTCACGCGATAAAACGGCGTAGCCCTCAGTCAGTAAGCCTGTGATCGGGTCGATCACACCCGTGGCGTTGCTGGCTTCGATTACCTGGAGACGAGGGAGTCCTGTTTCATCGGCCGAGATATAGACGAAACAGCATGACGCAATCAGGGCCGACAACACCGTACTGTCAAAAAAGATGTCCGGGTTGTTAGCATGAAAAATTTCATTTACTTCGAAATCATCATGCTCAAACTCGCGAAAAACAAGGCGATCTGCCAGGGCATCCACACCCTTAGCACACCAGCCTAAAACTGCCGTATAGCGTAAGCGGATTGACGGCGGGATGGTTATCCCGACATCAGGCTCTCTGTGCTGCATGGCGTAGTGCTTATAGCGCAGATTAACGCGCTGACGCTTGCTAGCCAGCTTGCTTTTAAGATAATCCATACCTTTATACGCCATTTTATCAACTCCTTTCAATTGGCGCGCGAAAAAATGTGCAGTGACGGCGTGAAGGACGGGGCAAAGCCCCGGGGGGTGGGTACCCCCCTCCCTTTTTCGACCGATCAACCGCGATAATTTTTCCACGAAATTGTCTGTGGCAAATTCCTATTCCCGATAATCTCTGGCTTGCCACTGTTTTTATCATTTTTATTGTTAAATAGTTTGTCTGACTTCTGGCGATTGCACTGCCAGTGAGCCAGCTGTAGGTTGTCTATCGCTGATGGATGACCACCTTTGCTGATTGGAATTATGTGATCAATGACTGGACTCAATGGATCTGGTGGCTTGAGTTTCTTGTCGACTGGCTTGCCACAGATACCACAGAGAGTAGCAGTCATTAGTATTCTTTTCTTGTTCTTATCGAAAGCAGTACGATGCTTCCCGACCCTATCCGCCCGGCGCATTGAATCACCTCCCCGGGGGTATTTAATTGTTTTTAATCATATACAGACGCTCATACTTCGATGTCTGTTGTCCACGACCCAAAGTGCCGTGGGCCTTTTTAAACTCGAAAGCAATTTCAAAACGTGGGTCTGTAATCACATAGCTTGAAACAATTACAATATTTTTCTTTGCCATCTCCACACACCAATCGTAAAACGACTGATGATCGAACTTAAAATTGTATAAGTTCTTTGTATTCTCATACGGTGGGTCAAGATAAAAAATAGCATTCTCTACATTTGAGAATGCTTTGTAATCGTGATTGGTAACTTCCAGTTGTTGCAGACGTTCCAGTTGTTGCAGACGTTCCAGTTGTTCTAATCTGGTGGCCGTCTTGTATGTTTCTGTTCGTTTATAACCACCAAAAACGTCATGCTCTTTTATAATTCTAGTCGCAAGATTATATTTTTCATCAGACCATTTTTCGCCATATAAATAACTCCTTGAGGTGTTGCCAAAGGAATTGATCAACAATTTCAGTCTGTCATCTACCGTTTCGTTTTTCTTATCGCGGATGATAAAAAAATCATCTCGAGAAACAATTAATGTTTTGAGCCACTCGCGGTCTTGCGAAACAACTCGCATAAACATTTCTGTGATATTGCTGTCTAAGTCATTGTAATGTACTGGAATTCCATTCAATAACAGCTCTGCAGTAATTGCACCACCGCCACCAAAAACATCATAAACTGGTAAGCCAGTCCCAAAGTTTTGTTTAATTATTTCTACAATTTTTTTAGATATTTTTTTCTTGCTTCCTATATAAGGGAGCCCAATTGGTTTCCCTTTCCTGATCTTTTTTTCATCCAATTTCAAAAAATGACTCATAAAATCTCCTCAATAAAAAAGCCTACCCGTTGCCGTGGGTAGGCATGTATATGATTAGCTGGAGGCTTAATTTTATGAGCAAGCCAACTCAGTGTACATCATGGTACACACACTATCTTAAAGAATGATCTGAGTAGAAAGATCTTACCAATCTTTCTACACTACCAATATAACTTATTTCTCTGCACGAAATCTGCACAAATTCTGCACGGATTTATAATTGACTTAATCGTTCCTCAATCATCGCTTTTAATTCTAACAGATCATTTTTGCTGGCAAGCTCTCTGACGTATTTTTTAGCATAGGAACGATATTGGTACAGACGTTTCTTTTCCTTGTTTTTGTCGTCCCATTTTTTGTTAGCTTTCTTTTTTGCATCACTTAATTTGGTCGTCATCTTTTAGTACATCCTTTAACTCTTGATTGCGTTTTTTAACTTTCTTATATCGCGC